TTGTTTTTGCAAACAAATCAAGCTTTGGTAACGTTACCAAGACATCTCTTTGTATGTTTGCAGGGTCTACTTTAAGCCCTTTCCACTCTTCCTCATCCTTATAAACAACACCGGTTTCCTTATGTTTAATCGTTGATGTTACCTTTGCCTTTATAAGCGGAACATCTTTGCCGTTTACTTTAACCATATTCATTATATTACTATCTCCTGATTAATGTTTAAGTAGCTCACTCCAATATCTACAGAGTCTGCGCTACTCATTTTGACTTTAAGGGCCACCCCTGATTCTACAATCAAAGGCAACGTTAAAATTTCAACGCTGGTATTCGCTGCTAGTGTTTGCAGGTTTACAATCTTAGTCGTTCCATTGGTAATGGTAATCGTCGGAGTATTCCCTGTGGTATTCGTCACTCTGAATGATTTAATAATAACGGTTTCTACAGCCCCTGCACTTGCCACAGCAGGTGTTAAGATAGCTGCTTCAACACTGGATGTGAAGTTCGTTCCTAAAAATTTATATTGGTTTACTATTGCCATTACATTAGAAAGAAGTTTCTAGCTTCTACTTCCTCTTTAAGTTCTTGTTGAAACGTAGTGTTAAGTTTTTGTACCACACCATCTAAATCTCTTACTAAAGAATTAGCAACCGTGTCATCATATTCTAATCCGGCTCTAGTTAATACTTGTACTATCTTTGCCATTAGATGTTTTCCATATCTGTAATTTTATATCTCTCGCCTTCGTAGGGCCCTACCTCAAGCTGTAAATCATCTGTAGGTAGATAATTCCGACCTATATCTAATCCATAATAGTCAGGGTTCGGAATTGTCTCACCTTCACTATAAGTTTTTGGCATTCTTTCATTCATCCATTCACGATATTGTTGATTAATATCAAAACGTGGATCGTAATCTTCAAGAGGACTTCCCCATACATCATGTTCAACTGTTCCTGTATCTAGATTACTTCTAGTTATTGGTCTTTTTATATTCCATGTATCTCTGGTTGTTGGTCCCTCCCTAGTTCCTAGTTGATCCCAGCCCTGATTACTGAGATCTCTATCTCTTGAACCATACATACCCATACGGGCATCTAGTGTTTTTGCCTTATCATAATCCTGATTACTTAGGTCTATTCCCCCTAATCCTTCACCTCCCATAGTATTCGGAGTTTTCTGTTTATTAAATAGATTCGAGAGTAAAGTATTCTCTCCAAAAAGAATATCTCTTAATCTTTCTTTTTCTTCAGTTTGACTTGCTTGATACCCTCTTTTTCCTACTCCTCTTCCCAACATAGATCCGAAAAGCATTCCTAGAGGTCCAAATAACATACCTCCTAGACCTCCTCCTATTTTAGATCCCGCAAATTGTGAAGCCCAGTTGCCTATTCCAGGTCCCTTTCGAGCATTCAAACCTAATTGAGGTCCAGGTTTTATTTTACCAAATGGATTATAATCTTTTTCTGCTTGCTGTCTGGCAAGAAGATCAGCCATCTGTTTTTTTCTAAAATCCTCTTGACGTTCGTTTTGAATACGGCTTCGTGTTGGAGTTATTCCAGGATTTTGAGTCGCTTGTCCTCTAACTCCTTGGCCTCCTGGTCCTGGTCCACTTGGAACTCCAGGATTTTGAGTCGCTTGTCCTCTAGCGCCTTGACCTCCTGGTCCTGGTCCGCTTGATGAGCGTGATGAACTTGATGATCCTCCATGAGGGCCTCCACCTTGGTATAATCCTATTCTTCCACCTAAAGCTTTAGCGATTCCACTACCATAGGTATCGGTCCAGTCACGAGCAATCTCTGGCTCGTTGGCCCATAAATATCGTCTTTGTTTTTCTGATTGAAATGGCATTATTTTTTCTTGTCCTTGTTCTTCTCACTAAGATATGTATATGCTCCTATTGGAGCTATGACTTTAGACCAGCCTTTTGCTTTGGTTAGGGTGCTAGGTTTAGTTCCTTTTGAAACATGGGGCATACCCGATTTTTTAAATTTTATAGTCACGCCCTTGCCCATTTGTTCTATCGTTACTGCGGCTTGTCGATTAGACCATACACCAAATTTGTCTTTCAAACCATGTTTCTTAGATTTTTTAAATTGCTTAATGAATGGCTTAAGGTGTGGTTTTATTTTAAATGCAGTTCTCTCAGCTTTTTTAGGCTTTGCTTTTTTAGCGTGCTTAAGAATGACACCCATTCCTTTTGTAATAATTCCCATTATCTTCTACCTCCTGCTTGTAAATCTAATCTAAAAGTTCCTAATTTCCAATCTTGGTTAACAGCGGTGTTCTCCACTTTCAACGCCACTGACCGAGCTCGTGCTCGTGTATCTTGTTTCGTGGTACTCGAGGTAATATCAAAAGGTCCCAAGGTTGAACTTACTTGAGATGAATTTGGATAATCTCTTAAGTATAAAGTTATACGGGTTGTTCCGGTTTGCGTCAAGAAGTCAGGAATAAATCTTCGAATCGACATAAAGTATTCACCATCTCCTCTAAACGTTACACCTTGTTTTTGATCTTGAGTAATGTCAAAATCTCCAGACTCAATGTTAGATGTAATCGCGGTACTCACCCCACGTTTAACCTGATTGTTTCCCGTTTCTTGTTGATAGTAAGTCGTTACTCCATCGGTATTACCCACCACATCAAAAGAAGTATCGTTACCAGCATCATAATGAGTTGCGTGAGGTTTTCCAAAGACGGCTGAATCTTCCCAGGCCGTTCTATTTAAACTTCCTGTTGTCCATATCCCTCGTTGGGAAGAAGAATCAATATAATTATACGCGACCATTCGATTAACAACATTCGAGCCGTCAGTACAATAGAACCAGATCACTTCTCCAAAAAGATTATTCAGTCCACAATTAATAAGTTGGTTGGACGTGGTATTAATATCATCATAAACATAATCTTCGACTAAACAGTCCATCGACTCTAGTTTACCAGTGTATCTAAAGAAACCATTGTCCGACATCCAATAACCCGCGCCGTCCACTTCTACGCAAGCATTCTGTCCAATTAATCCGCAGTTAGTTCCTGCTTGTTCAAAAGCAAAAGTAAAAGGGGCACCTACAAAACGCATGGTGAAAAGAGCGGTATCGGTCCAGACGTAAATCGCATCACGACCTCTTAAGGCTCCCATGATTTTAGAGCCATCGGCAAATCTTTGTGTCCCTGCCGTATTGATTGCGGTCGGGGTATAATCTGTAATATCTTCCTGAGAAGAAAACCGAATAAACATATCATCTTGAGTCGTAGTGTCACCAATCGTAGTTTCTGTTCCGAAGAACACTAAGTGCCGATCCGGAGTAGAAACTAATACATCTCTTGAAGCGGTTGGTGCATTGGCTATAATGGTAGCTCTAGTTGATGTTGCTGTAACCGAAGCTGCATCCCATTCAAAGCAGGGTCCATTAAAAATTAAAGCTATAAGTTTAGTGCCATAGTTATCTAAAGACCACATTCCAGGATCAAAAACTTTATCTCCTGAAGCGGCTTCACCCCATCCAACATAGTCTGTGGTATTGGTTACGGTTGCTCCATCAGAGTGAGATGCTCGAGTTGTATTTCGAACCGCTCTAGTAATACCCGTTAAATCATTTCCTGAAACTCCAGTATAAGAAATTTCTTCTGTGCCTACTTGAATATAAGAGGTTCCTGAAGAAGGAAAAGTAGAAGCATCGGCTACTGTAATCGAGGTTCCTGATCCTCCAGTTCCAAAAGCATCATCGAGTAAAGCTCCATTCAAAGTCGTTGTGACTTCTCCTGAAACGGTACCACTCCATTGACCAATTCCCCAACCATAAGCTCCTAATTGTTGAGCGGGTCCTACGGGATAATAATATTGAACTCTAATTCCTCCAGACGTGGTTGCTCCAGCTCCTGTTTCCACTGAAGGCATCGTAATGGTAATTGTTTTTGCAGTAGGGGCCGATGTGACCATAAATTTTTTATCATCAAAATCCGCCGCGACATAATTAGAACCTGTGATGGTTGTAAAACTATCTAGATAAATAATATCTCCTGCACTCATTCCATGAGAAGTTGCAAAGGTAATCGTAACAGTTTTCGATCCATTAGTTGTAGTAAAAGCGTTGGTTAGGGTAGAAGTTGTTTTAATAGGATGAATGTCATAAAAAATTCCTCCTGAATAAACATAAAGAATCCGATTGGTTCCGATGGCTGCGTATTTAATACCCGTGTTGTCCACAAAATGGTGGAGTGCTCGAGCTGCCCCGGTTAAATAACTTTCTCCCAGTTCAGACCAACCCCCAATTTTTTCAGGAGTAGAATATCTAAAGCGAACGTTGTCACCAGCAATCCATTGCCCTTCGGCTGTGGTTGGTGTGACTTGTTTGTTAAATCCTGGTAGAAATCCTATCTTTTGTAGCATACAAAATTCCGTTTAGGATATGAATATACTACATTTTAACAGGAATCAACTCCTTACACCAGCCATTTTTATAGTCAATAGCCATTACTTAGGAATGCCCAAGAGGGGACGTCCATCTAATAAATTAGT